ATTATCTGGCAATATCGGTGGATTTTCTAATGTAAGTATCACAACCAATTCAGCTTCACAAGGTGGTGCTGATGGTGAAACAAATGAATCAATCAGACACAATGCACCTCTACAATACGCAGCTCAGGAAAGAGCAGTTACAACTACAGACTACGAAACACTTGTACAATCACTTTATCCAAATGCATTATCAGTAAGTGCTTGGGGTGGTGAAGATGATGAAACTCCAAGATATGGTATTGTTAAGATTGCAATTAAACCAGCGTCAGGTTCTACCCTAACAGAAACTACTAAACAAAGTATTATTGATTCATTAAAACCTTACAATGTAGCTTCAGTATCTCCACAAATTGTGGATCCCGAAACTACTTCAGTATTATTAACATCAACAATTAAGTATGACGCAAAAGCAACAACAAAATCATCTGACACTTTAAGGTCAGAAATTGTAACTGCTATAACAAATTATAATACAACAACTTTACAAAAATTTGATGCTGTGTTTAGATATTCAAAATTAACTGGTTTAATTGATGATACAGACACAAGTATTTTATCAAATATTACAACAGTAAAAGTTAGAAAAAGTTTTACACCAACAATATCATCTTCTACTAGATACGATATCTATTTTAGAAATGCATTATTTAATCCTCATACTGGTCATAATGCAGCTGCAGGTGGTATTTTAAATTCTACAGGTTTCAAAGTTACAGGAAGTGATTTTGAAATGTTTTTAGATGATGATGGTAATGGTAATGTTAGAAGATATTACTTAGTATCAGGTATCAGAACATATGCAAATGAAACACAAGGCACAATTAATTATGCAACAGGTCAAATTACTCTAAACTCTTTGAGTGTTGCTTCTATTTCTAATATTAGAGGTGCAACATCTACAAGAATTGAAATAACAGTTCAACCAAATTCAAATGATGTTGTTCCTGTTAGAGACCAAATTATAGAAATTGATGTAGCGAATTCGTCCTTCACAGTTTCAGCAGACACCTTTGTTGGTGGTTCGGCAGAAGCTGGAGTAGGTTACACACCAACAGCAAGTTATTAATGAACAATGGCAAAATTTAATGATAAAATTTCAACAATACTTAACAGTCAATTACCAGAATTTGTAGTTGCTGACCACCCAAAGTTTGCCGAATTTTTAAAAGTTTATTATCAATTATTAGAATCTGCTGAATTACAAGTCACATCTGTTTTATCTACAACAGGTATTTTATTACAATCAGAAACAGGACAATCAAATAATTTAGTTTTAAATTCTAGTCGTATTGATACAGCAAGAACACCATTAGATGGTGGTGATAAAATTCTTTTAGAAGAATCTAATTATGGAAAATTTACTAGAGGAGAAACAATCACAGGTCAAACTACAGGTGCAACAGCTACTGTATTAGTTGAAGACTTAGATAACAATAGATTAATTATTTCAGCACAAGATAAGTTTGGTCTTACTGAGGATGTTGTTGGTAATTCTTCAGGTGCTCGTGCTACAATTAGTAATTATAGACCTAATCCCGTAAATAATATTGTTGACTTAGTAAACTTTAGGGATCCTGATAAAGTTATTAATCACTTCTTATTTAATTTTAGAGATGAATTTTTAACAACACTTCCTGAAGAATTAGCAAATGGTGTTGATAAAAGAAAACTAATTAAAAATATTAAATCTATGTACAGAGCAAAAGGTTCTGTTCGTGGCCACGAAATGTTTTTTAGAATATTGTTTGGTGAAACATCTGAAACAATTTATCCTAGAGAGCAAATGTTAAAAGCTTCAGACGGCCAATTTGACTCTTTAAAAGTTATGAGAGTTATTGCTTCAGTTGGTGACGCAACTCAATTAATTGGTAGAACAATAACAGGTTTATCTTCAGGAGCTACAGCAATTGTAGAATATACATCAACTTTTCAAATTGGTGCCCAAACTGTTACACAATTAATTTTAAATGAAGATAGTATTATAGGAACATTTACAGTAGGAGAAACTGTACAAGGAACATCTGCTGATACAGACGATTATTTTATTAAAGCAACTGTAACAGGTATTCCAGGAACAAAAGTAATTACAAATGATGGCTCTTTAAATACTATCACAGATACAATTACAGTTACAGCAGGCGGTGAAGGTGCATTATTTCAAGTTGAAGAAATTGGTCCAGGCGGAGTTTCTGAAATTATTATTGATGACGCAGGTACTTTTTATAATATTGGTGACAGTTTAGTTTTTAATAATACAGGAACAAGTGGTGGTAATGCCGCTGGATTTGTTAAAATTGTAAATGGTGGGTTTTCAGGTGAAAGTAACACATCATTAATGTCCACAGGCGATAGATTAATATTAGAAGACAACACAGTATTAGGTGACCAATATGATGGTAATGTAATTGTACAAGAACAATATACAGATTTACAAATGATTACAGATTTATATATTACAAATCAAGGTAATCAATACTTGTCATTACCGACAGTTACCGTTTCCTCTTCAACAGGTTCAGGTGCTACAGTTAGAGCTTACGGTGATGAAATTGGTAAACTTGTAAAATTAAAAACGGTAGAATTAGGAAGAAGTTACGAAACTGCTCCTACACCACCATCTCTAGGTTTCTTTAATAATATAATTGTAACTTCAGTTACAGGAACATTTTTAACAAACGGTACTGTTACAGGTGGCACTTCAGGTGCTACAGGCACAATTGTAAGTTTGGACACTGCTAGAGGTTTATTAAGAATTAAAGCTGTGTCAGGAACATTTACAATAGATGAAACAATAACATCAAACACATTAGGTTCTTGTGTTGTTAAAAAATTAGATTTTTCTACCGCTACGGTTAATGTTGTTTCAGTCGCTGATACAGACGGTGCATTTATTAGTGAACGAGGTAAAGTTTCAGAAACAACAATGAGAATACAAGATAGTTTATATTATCAGGACTTCTCATATGTTATAAAAGTAGGTCAATCCATTGCAAGATGGCGTGATGCATTTAAAAAGACAATGCACACAGCAGGATTTTATTTTACAGGTCAAGTTGATATTGAATCACAAATAACTGTAACAGCAAGTGGTCCAGTTAGAGGTAGTGTTTCAGGTGTATCTGAAGTACCATTCTTACAAATTGTTAATACATTATTCTCTACTGTGTTTGGTAGAAGATTAGGAACAAATAGTGACGGCACATCATTAAGAGCAAATGCTCATACAGCTGGTACGATTGATGTAAGTAATGCTTTTGAGGATCCTTTTGCATCCAATACAAGAGATGTTACTTTAACACGAGAAGGTATTACAATTGATTATTTAAGTAGACCTAGAAATTTAATTGTTGATAATTCAGGTGTAACACATGATGTAAGAAGTGGTTATGCATATGCAGGTCCTAGATTTGGTACTATTAATAAATTTGCAAACACAGCATTTGGTACAACAAGTTCAGGTTCAGCTGCAAGTACATTTCAAAACTTAAATGATATAAGAATAACAGGTACAAAAACTGCTTTAGACGGACAGGCTGTTCCTATTTTCTTATTTTCTTCAAACACAATAGGTAAAGGTTTAAAAACTAATTATGCAATACCGTCAGAAACAGTATTTAACGCAGACTTGTTTAGTAATACTTTAACTAAATTTGATAGTGATGTATTAACATTTGATGATACAACACCATAGAATTGTTATAAATATACATAAAAGAGAGTTAATAAATGGCAAAACTAATAATCAATAGAGGTACCACAGCAAATGACGGAACGGGTGATAATCTCCGTGACGGTGCTAATAAAGTCAATCTAAACTTTGATGAAATTTATACTGCTATTGGTGATGGCAGTACAGTTGATGGTACAGTAAAATTTGCTGACGATTCCTCTACAGTTGCAACAATATCAGCTAACGGAGAAACTTTAAGAGTTCTTGGTGGTTCAGGTATTGATACAACTATATCAGGCAATGATTTAACAATAGCTACAGATGCTACAGTTTTATCTGCCTCTCAGGTTTCAACTCTTACAAATAAATCTATTGCATTAGGTAGTAATACAATTACAGGTACTACAGCAGAATTTAACACAGCACTAACTGATAATGATTTTGCTACATTAGCAGGAACAGAAGCTCTTACAAATAAAACTATTAATGGAAGTTTAAATACTCTATCAAATATTGCAAATGGTTCATTAACAAATTCATCAATAACTTTAATTGACGACACATCTACTACAGATGCTGTTTCATTAGGAGAAAGTTTAAGACTTACAGGCGGAACAGGTATTACTTCAGTTGTAGGTTCAAATGAAGTTACATTTAATATTGATAGTACAGTTGCAACATTAACAGGTTCACAAGAATTAACAAACAAAACTATTAATGCATCATCAAACACAATATCAAATATTGTAAATGCAAACTTATCAGGTTCAGCTGCAATTTCAAATGCTAATTTAGCAAATCCTAATGTAACAATCGGTGATGATACAATTAGT